GCCAGGGCTATTAAATGCCCCGTAGCAAAAGCACCAGCAAATGCCCCGGTTAACCCCAGTGCGGTAGCCTTTGCTGACTCCATCTGGTCAGTTAGCTCAGCAACAGAACGGCGAGTTTCCCGAACTGAAGCCGCAGCCTGCCTGCCGCCATTCTGCATTGTCTTATAATAATCAGCCCCCATACGTGACGCGCGGGCTATCTCGGTCTGGAATGGCTGAGAGTTAGCAGAAACTTTAATGATAAGTTCACGCAGGGTTGCCATTTCATTTCCTCAGAAACAAAAAGCCCCACATTGTGGGGCTTTTTTATGATTTCAATATTATTAAATTAAACCAGCTTTTTTCCTTGCTTCTTCCAGATAATCTTTTTCTGGTTCCTCTTTTTTATGAGCAAGTGCAATCAGAAGATCAATTTGAGCACTTTGCTTTTCAGAGATTTCTTTAAGCATAGCGATCTGATCATTAGCTCTTACGCTTCCTCTGTTCAGGAAATACCAGATAACAAGATCAATAAGGCGAGCAAAAACAAATAATAATATCCAGCCAGTAGTAGTCATTTAAAGCACTCCGTGTGTCAAAAAAAACAACATAACACCTGTTATGAGTGGCATCCACACGAATTATTACTGGCTATGCTGACGCAGCCAGCAGCGCCGCTTCCAGCCCTGCAAAGGGATCGCCGCCGTCGTTTACCTCAATCTCTTCTGTGCTCCACTGAAGCTGAGCATCTTCAATGGTGACTTTACCGCCCTGCGCTCCGTAAACCGCAGATACCAGCTGAGCATTGAGGATATCGCCGCGAATATCGCCGATTGGGCTGATACGGTCGTACTCAGCCCACATCCTGAATTCGCCAACCGTCATTGTTTGTCGCAGTTCGCCCAGCGTGCGGCCCATCCGGAGCGCCAGCGCCATCAGGAACTGCATGCCAGGCATTTTTACTTTGCTTTAGCATCATCCGCGTCACGAATGAGATCAAGTGCCTGCTTCAACAGCCGGGAATGCACAGGGCCATAGATCGCTTCAACCTGTTCGGTGTCATCGACAGTAAAGACGGGATGCAGGTCGGTATCCAGCAAAATATCGATGAAAAGCGTGACGTCGGCCCGCATCGTGCGGAAGGCTCGTTCTGAAGGGG